CCGTGGTATGACATGTGGGGTTCAATGACTGTTGATGAGGACTTTGAGGGTATGCACCCCAATAAACTTATTGACTTTCATATCTATCGTGAAGAGGACGATGACACTAAACATATTGTATTTTATGGGTGGGACAAAAAGTACCAACAGGTTGATATACAAAACGTGATTGGACATTATGAACTTATAAACGTGGAGGACAAAGAGTGAAACAATTTACTGTATACATAAAGCAACACCTAGAACCTGTAACTGTTATGGCCGTCGATCGAGATGACGCAGAGTACCAAGTGCAGAACCATAAGAGTTGGGGTGAACCGATTGATGTAGAGATAACTGCTGAGGAGAACGCGTAATGGCTATAACTGCAAAAGGGAGGAGAAAGTATTGGGCTGATATAGATAGTCAGCCCGATGACCACAAAGATGTACAGGATTGGCTAGACCTATTGTCAGGGAAAGAAGTACCTGACGCCAACCCTTATAACAAGGAGTACGCCCTTATGGTACGCCAAGCATTATTAGATAAACAAAAAGGAGAGGACAATGATTAAAGAGGACGTATTTATACAGTTACAACTGCAAGACGCTAGCGATGAAATCAACGAAGTTTTGAAAAAGTTTGACCTCGTCTTGAGGGTTGATGAAGAGACCAACAAATACTCTAGCTTTGCTATTGAGAATCATGAAGAGCAAGAGGTCTCAGTTCATTATTACCCACTTTAATAGAAAAAATGATTTTAAATAAAACTTAAATAAGGAGAAAGGTGATGAGTAAAGAAAAGATCGATTATGTAGAGCAAGACATTTATGATTACTTTGGCGCAGACCAAAACATTTGGAATGCTGACCGACATGAACTACTAGGAATCATCGGAGGCATGAGTGGCATACTAGAACTCATATGGCATGGACACGTAACCCCCGAACGTTCACTCAAAGACTTTAAAGATTGGCTCAAAGAAACAAAAGAACTTGACATGATTGAAGTTGTGGACAATACTGATACTCCCATAAAAAACGGAGAGACGTAATGCCACACCATATTTTTCTCGATATTCGTAGACTACTCATGGACTTTGTTGCACTATTAGACAAACATAGTATAGGCAGTGAAGAACGGGGGGAGGCTAATCGAATCATCGAAGAGCTAACAATATTAATGAAAGACGAAAAGTTTGTAGAACATCTTGAGACTGAGATGGAGCAACACGAACATCAACAGTTATCAGACGACATTGCAGATGAGATATTATCTCGTGGGTGTCCGAATGGTAACTGCGATGTATAAGAGAGAGTAGTATTTATTTTAACTAAACGGAGAACGTGAATGAAAGACAATTCAAACAGAAATGTTTTAGCAATAGTAGTAGTGATAGTAATGGGGGGACTCATCTATATATCCAATCAAGACACACCCTTGGTCGAAGAGTACACACCCTTACCAAGCGTGATAGGTTTTGATGAACCAACAGTAGAGGATCTTCCCGCTTTGACGGAGGCAGTCACTGCGCCAGAGCCAGAATCACTGGCATCAAAAGACACCGGCATTGACCTTGGGGAAGAAACTATTCTTCCTGAAATCGCGGGATATGATATTCCTACCGTAGATGATTTACCTCCAGTAACATTAGATGGTTCTCATCTTCCTGACATCGAGCCTGTAGAATTACTATCAGTCGATGAACTTCCGCCACTAGAATCATAGTGGCAACTCCTGAAAAGAAAGTAAAACAAAAGGTATGCGCCAAGCTTAAGGAACTTGGTGCATATTACTTTTATGCCTCGACAGGTGGATACGGGAGTAGCGGAGTACCTGACATCATTGCCTGTTACAAGGGTAAGTTTGTCGCGATCGAGTGCAAGGCCAATGGTAATATACCAACGGGCTTACAACAGAAACATCTAAGAGAGATAAGTATTCAGAATGGAATCGCGTTAGTAATTGACGAGACAAATATAGACATGCTAGAGTATTTTATCAGAGGGAAACAAGTATTTAACAATGAAGAACGACAAAGTTAATCACCCGCTTCATTACACTCAAGGAAAAATAGAGTGTATAGACGCGATAGAGTCTGCTACTACAAATCTTACCGGCATTGTAGCGGTGTGCACTGCCAACGTAATTAAGTATGTGTGGCGATTTGCACTAAAGAATGGTGCAGAAGATTTAGATAAGGCAGATTTTTATTTACAAAAACTAAGACAATCAATAAAGAAAGGTCAGAATGAAACGTAAACATTATACAGATGAGCAAGAACAAGTATTTTTAGATAGAGCACATAAATATTTAGCAAAAAACCCTAGTACAAGTAGAGGTAAATTAGCTATTTATAGTGGAGTGGGCGTAAGCGTATTAGAACGACTCGAAAATGAGGGCAAGATAACACTACCACCAAAGCTAACTATACAACAAGCAAGAGCCACAAGCCCTTGGGCTAAAGGTAATAAAATTAATGATAACTAAACTTCAAGGAGAACGAAATGACTGTATGGCCTCAAGAGCATGATGATCAAGAGGAAGAAAAACTACACACTGTATCGAAAAGAGATTGTAAAGTGTTAGGGTATTTTTTTAATACTGTTGGCATTGGTGTAGCTATTTTCTTATTGCTTGCCTTGTTTGACTAATGGCAATGGTAATAATAAAAGAAGATAGTAAGCTTGGCCCTGCAGTTTGTTGTAAATGTGGGGCTGACGCAAAAATTAATGATGGAGGCAAATGGTATTGTGGTATGGAGAGCGAGATGGGGGTATTCAATATCAGAGGCTATTGCATAAAAGAGAGGAAGAAAAAGCTTGAATCTAATAACAATTTACTTTGAAACATTTTACGATGTGGGATTTAGTCTGTCCCGAATGACTACCGAAGAATACATTAATGATGAACGGTTTCAAGTCATTGGTGTAGCTATAAAAATAGACGAAGAAAAAACAGAATGGCACGCCGGAGAAGAGGCAGTGGCAAAAGCTATTGCTGACATTGATTGGAGTAACGCGATGTTACTTTGTCATAACACTCAGTTTGACGGTGCTATACTTAAATGGAAGTTTAATGCTGAACCGGTAGGATACTTAGATACTTTATGCATGGCTCGATCTATACATGGCGTAGACGCCGGCGGTTCGCTTAAAGTGCTTGCCGAACGTTATGCACTAGGAGAAAAGGGAACGGAAGTCCTAGACGCTAAAGGTAAACGCATAGAAGACTTTCGCGATCACGAGCTACGACAGTACGGCGTGTATTGTAAGAACGATGTGAAACTTACTTACGAGTTATTCAAGAAGTTAGCTATCAAATATCCTCCGAATGAATTAAAACTTATTGACATCACTTTGCGCATGTACATCCTACCGCGACTACAACTTGATACCCACTTGCTTGTGGATAGATTAGAAGATGTAAAGGGCGAGAAACATAAGTTATTACAGACGCTTGCAGACAAACTTCAATGTGAAGTAGAAGACGTGCGTAAAAAATTAGCAAGTAATAAACAATTCGCTAACATCTTAGAACAGTTAAATATTGTAGTCCCTATGAAGACTAGTCCGGCTACCGGCAAAGAAACTTTTGCTTTAGCTAAGGGCGATCAAGGGTTTCTAGCTTTGTGTGAACATCCGAATGCTTTTGTACAAGAGCTTTGCGCAGTAAGACTTGGTACTAAATCTACCATTGAAGAGACTCGCATCGAACGGTTTGTTGGCATAGCTAAACGCAACTACGGGAAACTTCCTATACCGCTTAAGTATTATGGTGCACATACAGGACGGTGGGCAGGCTCAGACAAAGTAAACTTTCAGAACTTACCATCACGCGATAAGAAACAAAAGGCATTGAAGAATGCAATCCTACCGCCAGACAATCATGTGATTATGAATTGTGACTCTTCGCAGATCGAAGCTCGTATACTAGTCTGGTTTGCCGGGCAACACGATGTACTCGAACAGTTTAGAAAAGGTGAAGACGTGTATTCGGTATTTGCCTCTAAGGTTTATAACAAGCCTGAAGTAGATAAGACTGAACGAGCCGTAGGTAAGACTTGTGTCTTAGGATTAGGATATGGGACTGGTGCGAAGAAACTACGAGACGTGCTAAAGATTAATGCGGGTGTAGAGATGACCGAGATGGCTACACAAAGATTGGTTAATTTATATCGAGAAGTCAATCATGAAGTAGTAAAACTGTGGAGAGAATGTGATCAAGCTCTTAAAGATATAGCGTCTTGGCCTCAAGAAAAGCCTGCCTATTATTTAGGCAAAGTGAAATGTGTATTAGTTACGCCGGAGGGACTACGACTGCCGAACGGATTATATATACGCTACCCTAACTTAGAGCTAAAGAAAGATGGATATACTTATGCATCAAGACGAGGCGAGGTTAGTATATGGGGTGGAGCAGTAGTAGAGAACGTGGTACAAGCATTAGCTCGGATAGTTATTGGCGAACAGATGGTTACCATTAACACTAAATATAGACCACTACTTACTGTGCATGACGCGGTGGTATGTGTAGCGCCAGAGAAACATGCGCACGAGGCGTTAGGGTTTATTATGCAGACTATGAATAAAGCACCGGAATGGGCAGAGGGATTGCCAGTAGCGTGCGAAGGGAACTTCGGTAAAAATTATGGCGAATGCTAATCTTTACTTTGAAATACCTGAACCTTCTGTAACCGCAGATCTTATGTATATTCGAGCAGCGACTGCACCTCAGAGTGCATGGATAGATTACTACAACTTTAAAGCTTTAGAAGTAAAAGATGATTGGGCCATTGATCCTTGGTGGCGAGAACTATATAGAGCACATCCTTTTAGAGCCGGGATTATAAAGTTAGAGGAGAATACTTATTACGATTGGCATGTAGATACTGATCGCGGAGTAGGGCTAAACTTATTATTAAACAATTGGGATTACAGTCATTGCATGTTCAATCCCACGTTGAGACGGGGTAAAACTTTAGAGCATGGTAATGTAACTGATAAATTTATTGAGATGAAGTATGATCCCCACACTTATTACTTATTTAACACTCAAGTACCTCATACGGTGTATAATTTTAAGGGTACTCGGTATTTGTTAAGTGTAGATTTTGAAGAGGACAAAACTAAATTAACTTATAAACAACTACTTAAGGAGATGAAACATGAGCGATGGTGGGAAAGGTAGTAGACGAAGACCAACTAATGAGCAGAAGTTTGATGAGAACTTTGATAAAATCTTTCGCGAAAAAATAGCGTGGGAAGATGAGATTCAAGAAGAGCGGGACAAAAAAAGATTACAGGAGGAATAGTCATGATTGAGTATGCATTCGTATTAGTTATTAGCACTAATCCTTTCGTAGATGAATGGGAATATCAGGGTAACTTTGAGTCGTGCGATATTGCACATTTGTGGATGACATTGCATCGACCAGATACGAGAGCGTCTAAATGCTTACTCCAAGAGTACATTCAACTTCCAGAAACTACTACAATAAGAGTTATAGACATGAAAAATGGGACAGTTAAACATGGCAATTGATATTGAGCATGATTTGTATGAAGGGTTATTAACAATGGACGATTTTGATGACTGCATTATAGGAGTAGTTAAAGGTATAGATAACGAAAATAAAGTTTGTTATAGCTATCATAAAGTAATAGTAAAACTTATGGCTGAAGATGGAATGACTGAAGAAGATGCAATGGAGCATTTTTATTACAACATGATGGGTGCATACGTAGGAGAAACTACCCCATGTTTTTTATTTACTGAGGATGATTGATGGCAAAAATAAAACAAGTAGAAAGACCAAGAGAGCCCGTACATAAACGCACAAGTCAAGGCGGCAGAGTTGCGAAAACAAGTACAATGAATAAAAGCTTTCGTAATTCGTTTAAAAAATATAGAGGTCAAGGAAGATAGTGGCAGATTTTACGTGGAGTTTTTCTTCACTCAAAGAATATATAAATTGTCCTAAAAAGTATCAAGAAGTACGGATACTAAAAAATTATTCTTTTGTAGATACTCCTCAAACTATTTATGGTAAAGAAGTGCACGAAGCGTTAGAACTTTATGTGCGCGATAATAAACCATTAGCTAAAAACTATTTACGATTTAAGAAGATGGTAGACACTTTGGTAGCTATACCCGGAAAGAAGTATCCGGAGTATAAAATGGCGCTAACTAAAAAGATGGAGCAGTGCGATTTTGAAGATGAGAATAGATGGGTGCGGGGCATAGCTGATTTAGTTATTGTAAATCAAGACAAAGCTTTTATTATTGATTACAAAACAGGGTCAAATAAATATCCTGATACTAAACAATTAAAACTTATGGCGCTTATGGCGTTTGTTTGTTTTCCTGAAGTAAATAAAATAAAAGCAGGATTGTTATTCTGCATGAAAAATAGTTTTGTTCAAGAGTCGTATACTAGAGAGGGCATACACAAGGCTTGGAAATCATTTGAGCAACCATTGGATCGATTAACTATGTCTTATGAAAAAGACGAATGGGTACCTAATCCTACCCCGCTGTGTGGGTGGTGTCCGGTTGAAACGTGCGAGCACCATAAGCCACGAAAGTAACATGTATACAAGAGCCTGCAAGGTGTGTAAGAAAAAGTTTGAAACACTTCATCCTAAATATCTTTGCTGCTCAAAAAAATGCACTATGATTAACAAAGTTAATCGCAGATATGAAAGAGAGAATGGAGATTGGACAGCATACTTTAAACACTTACTTTCTAAAAAAGAAAAGACTGATTTAACTCCACGTAAATTAATAAACATATTAAAAAAACAGAATTATAGATGTGCTTTGTCTGGCGTACCTTTGACATGCAATAGAACACGAGGGAACATATCTATGACTAATGCAAGTATTGATCGAATTTTTGCCGGAGGAGTGTATAATAGACGTAATATACAACTTGTATGCCGCGCGATTAATTCTTTTAGAAGCGACACGACGGTAGAGGAATTTATTAATTGGAGTAAAAAGGTAGCTAATTATGCCATACGTAAACAAAAAAAGGCCCTACAAAAAAGAATACAGTCAACAAAAAAGTAGAGGCGAACATGCAAACCGCATGGAACGTCAACGTGCTAGACGTAAAATGGATGCTACTTCAAGAGATGCAAACGGTAATGGTGTGGCTGATAAACGTGAAGGTAAAGATATAGCACATAAAAAACCTTTGTCTAAAGGCGGTAAAAATAAAGACGGTGTGACTATTCAGTCAAAATCAAAAAACCGTTCTTTTAGAAGAAACTCAGATAGCTCAATAAAAGATCGACAATATTTAGCAGGTAAGTAAAATAAAGCTTGACTAGTATTTAAATATAGTTCATACTCTTAATTCAATGAGAGGACAATATGGAAATATTAGAAAACGTAGCTGTTAAATTAACAGTGCCAAACACTGTGGTTCCCGTTATACAGGAACATTTAAAGAAGTTTAAAGTTTTAGAAACTCGTGAGACATTGTCTGACGTTGTAGTAAAGTGGGGTCTCGATGAGATGACGCTGCTTACTGATTTACTAAACTTTAAAAAATCACCCCCTTCACCTATTACTCGTGACTATAAATGGTCAGGAAGATTTCAACCCTTTGACCATCAAAAAGTTACTTCAGAATTTTTTAGTATAAACCGTAGAGCGTTTTGTTTTAATGAAGCAGGCACCGGTAAAACTTCTAGCGTGTTATGGGCTGCTTATTATTTAATGAATGAAAGCAAGATCAAAAGAGTATTAG